GCATTGAATACATCCCCACCAGCGTATGATAAAACTGGTGAAACTTCTATGATTGAAATGAACGATAGTGATTGGATATTTACTGGTACAGATGACCAACAATATCCTAACAGAATTGTTCATAGACGGAAACAAGATAGTTTAGCTGTATGGACATACGACCCATTCACTGGACAATTGGGTTATTCAGACCCACCATATGTTCCAGCCGAAATGATTTATAGACCAGACTTAGGAGAATAATATGAAATACTTCATGAAGTATTTAAAGAAGAAAAATGAAGGTTTTACTTTAGTTGAACTAATTATGGTTATAGTCATTTTAGGAGTTTTAGCTGCAGTAGCGATGCCAAAGATGATGAATACTTTGACTAAGGCGGAAATTGTGGCAGAACAAACTGTAGTTAATCAAATTTGGGCAGGTTGTGAATCATATGCATCTGATGAATTGATAACAAATGGTATAGAAAAATGGCCATTTCATCCTTTAACTATGTTGGGAAGAAGTCGTAATATAAAACTTAATTTAAATTATGGTGTACCTGATGAAGATAAAGAATGGCAGTTCAGTTTAGATGCAGTTGATGAACCAGCTATATTTCATAGAAGACCTGATGATGAGATATATTATTATACTTATGATTCAATAGGTTTTGAATTAGCTGAACTCGGATTAAGATTCATAGCATCAGAATGGTAAATAACATGAATGAAAAAGACAAAAATATTTTTAAAGAAACTGGACTGATATGTGCTATCGGGATAGTTTTATTCTTTGCAATATCAGATGTTGATATTATTGACAGACAAAATGTATCTAACGTTCCTTCTGAAGAAGCATTTTATCAATACCCATTGGTAGCGTGGCAGACAGAAAATAAAGATGGTGATATAGTAAAGATTAAATATTTGGTTGAGGAAGAGAATACTAAAGTTCGTGTATATGATTCACAAGGTAAAAAGGTACATGAACAACCATTTGATTTGGATAGACATAGGGATGGTAGAGAAAGAATAATGACCTATAATTGGAAATTGTATAAAACTGAATGGTCACAAAACATAGTTCCTGGTACTTATACCATTATAGTTGGTACTGTTTATCAAGAAACTGGTAGGACTATTGAAATTGAAGTCTCGTGAAATACATAACATTTTTTTTATTAATAACTGTTATGTTTTCACAAGAAAAATACAATGGACACTTTAGAGGCCGTCCTTGTGATGATACAGAAGTTAGAGGTTATTCAGGATTACCCGCTTGGAAAAACTATGGTGAATGGTTATCTGAATGTGATTCGTTAGCATCTGCTTGGGAAGATTCTACATTTGCTATTGTACTTAAAGAACGACATAGACAACAAATAATACAAGATAGTCTTGAACAAATTGAAATAGCTAATATTGATTTTGATAAAGAATTAGATATTGATGCTATGTGGGATAATACTATTTGGATTGAAATTACAGATATTGGTGAAGAACATATTGGTGAAGTAGAACAAATAACAGCAGTTGCTGGTGTTCGTGGTGCTGAAGCAGAAGATGAAGCATTAGCACATTTGTATTATAGAAAGAGTATGAAAGGATTACAACAAGAAGATTTAGAAAGAGCTTATGGAAGGTTGTTGAATAAGAAAAAAATGTTATTGGAAAAATATCCAGATAGTCCTGAAATAGAAAAAATTAATAGTTTTTTAACACAATTGAAAATAAGAATGAAAATATCTTAAAAAGCTTGATTGTTTCTGCATTTATATACATATATATTATATGTCTTCGGACAAGTTTTTTGATAATTGGAATTTGGAAAAGTACAGTGAGTAATTAACTCTGTATGGAATTGACCGAATAATGGGTATCCTTTAGAAGCCCATATGGTAATCCAAGACAAACTTGTGGTGAGTTTAGAAGTGGTGAAATTCTACTTCTATATCGAGACATCGGTTGTCTAATGTACTTTCTGAAAACTTAAAGAAGCGATTCTTTAGACCTTGTTGTAGGTAAGGGTAAAACTGAAATCCTACTTTCATGACCGAATTAATCTAAACTCAGAGAGATAAGGTAATGACACAGAGGTTGTACTCACTTCAATGGGATTAACCATCCTGAGAAGAATCACCATAACTGGTGGGTGTTAGGTACAAGGGCAAAAAAATCTGAGCGGAAGGTTGTAGGTAATCGCAAGTCCTACATTCCCTAAATTTCCATAAAAAAAATATTTTAAAAAAGAGGGTTCACGATTTTTAGTTTCCACTATACTACAAACTTAAAAAACAAGAACCCTTTTTTTTTATTTAAAAGGTTATTATGATTGATGTTTCATCACACAAAAATGTAGAAAATGTTATAAGATTTTTCTTAATGTATTTACCACCAAGAGGAGCAGAATCTATACTTGATGTTGGTGGTGGTAGTACTGCACCATACAAAGGTGTTTTACAGACTCGTACTAAAAAATATAAAAATTTAGATATAAGACCAGGAGATAGAGTTAATTATTGTCAAGATGTTGTTGATGGTACAGACTTTAAAGATAAACAATGGGATTGGGTTTGGTGTTCAGAAACACTTGAACACGTACCACAAAAGTATATGAAAACTTTTGTTGATGAAGTTTGTAGAATAAGTAAAAATATTGTGTGGACATTTCCACTACCGCATTCACCATCTTTTCATGATGACCCAGGCCATAGTGAAGTTATAGTTGATATGCAATACTATGAAAAAGATTTTAATATAATTGATAAGACTACAAAAACAGGAAAGGGTATCTGGATATTTACTCGAAAAGATAGAGAAGTTTCAGTAGACCAGAGAGGTATCCATCAAGAAGGATATTCACCAGATAATTTACCTTTTGTAGTTATAAATTATAAGTGTTATTCACGAAATAATACAAAAAAAGCTTGGTTGTTTAGTTGACAACCCAGATATATATTATTAAATCAAGGTTGTACTTGATTGAAAAATAATAAATAATAACTAATAATATGGAGAATATAAAATGGATATTGATGCAATACGGAAACGTTTAAATCAGTTACAAACTACAAATCAACGTTCCAACAATCTTTGGAAACCACAACCAGGAAAACAAGTAGTAAGAATTGTACCATTCAAGTATAATAAATCTACGCCTTTTATCGAGTTGTATTTTCATTATGATTTAGGTGGACGTACCTATATATCACCGATTTCTTTTGGTCGCCCTGACCCAGTTGAAGAGTTCGCTGATAAATTGAAATCATCTGGTAATCGTGATGATTGGAGACTTGGAAAGAAACTTGAAGCCAAAATGAGAACTTTTGCACCTGTACTTGTTCGTGGAGCAGAGAATGATGGTGTCAAATTTTGGGGTTTTGGTAAAACAGTTTATCAAGAACTTCTTTCTATCATTACCGACCCTGATTATGGTGATATTGCAGACGCAGTAAGTGGTCGTGATGTTGTAGTAGAGTTTAAGACTGCAGAGGAAACTGGAAAATCTTTTCCAACTACCGCTATTCGTGTTAAACCAAATCAGACTCCTATTTCAGAAGATTCAAAATTGATGGAAACTACATTAGAAAATCAAGTTAATTTGAATGAAGTTTATAATGAACTTTCATATGATGACCTTACTAATGTTCTAAATGAATGGTTGAATCCTTCTGCTGAAGGTGAAGGTAAAGGTAATACTGATAAATCTACTAATGGTGAAATGAAGAAAGAAGAAACTGTAGAGACTACTGCAAAGGAAACTCTAAAACAGACTACAACTGTAGATGATGCTTCTTCGGCATTTGACGAATTATTTAATCGGTAAATAAAAATATATGGTGGTTAGGGTTCAGAGCCACTGCTCATATCTTTGATAGGTCTGGAGCCACCTATATTTTAATAGGAGAGTTATATGTCTGCAAGAGATGAATTGGCATCAGTTTTATCTGCAAGTTTAAATAAACAATTTAAAAAAGATTATCCAAAAGTCGCTTACTTTCTTGATGGTAAAGATGAAGCTCCATCAGATGTAACTGGTTGGATTTCAACTGGTTCTTCCATGTTAGATTTAGCTATATCAAATAAACCTAATGGTGGTATAGCAATAGGAAGAATAACAGAAATAAATGGGTTAGAATCAAGTGGTAAATCATTGGTTGGAGCCCATTTATTAGCTTCTACACAAAAAAAAGGTGGTGTAGCGGTTTATATGGATACCGAAACTGCCGTTAGTAAAGAATTTCTTGAAGTTATTGGTATTGATATAGACAATATGTTATATGTTCACTTAGAAACTGTAGAAGAAATATTTGAAGCTATAGAGAAGATAGTTGTTAAAGTTAGAGAAGAAGATAATAGTAGATTAGTTACAATTTTAGTTGATAGTTTAGCTGGAGCATCTACCAAAGTAGAAATGGAAGCTGACTTCGAGAAAGATGGTTGGGCTACAAGTAAAGCTATTATCATATCAAAAGCTATGAGAAAGATTACTCAGATGATTGGAAGACGTAAAGTAGCTCTTGTATTTACAAATCAACTTAGACAAAAAC